TGGCCCTGGCTGTGCAGCACAGGCAAGGCGGGCGGGCCTTGCGAGAGACTCCCCGCCTGTGTGTCGGGACAATCCATAGCGTTAAAGGCGGGGCGGCGGATTCGGTTTATCTGTTCCCCGACTTGAGCCTGGAGGGGGAGCGCCAGGGGCAGCACGACCCGGACAGCTTGACCCGGCTTTTCTATGTTGGGATGACCAGGGCGCGGGAAAAAGTAACGCTTTGCGAGGCCGAGACTAGCCGGGCGATTCGGTGGATACATTGACGGCCTCGCCTGTTGGGGGTATTCTTTCGGCAGGCGTTAACACCTAAAACCAGAAGGACAAAACGATGGCACTTGAAAAACTACAAGGGCAGCTTTCAAACTTTGTAAGCACCTGGACGGCGGCCCACTCCAACACCGGAACAGGGACGGCCACGGCCACCAAGGGGGCAGAGTCTGGGAAGTCCCATTATTTATGCGGCATAATTGCATCTTGCGACATGGGCGCAAGTGTCGCGCCTGAGAGCGTAGAGGTAAGGATCGAAACGGGGCCGACTCTTTCATCGACAGAGATTGCCGCTTTTTCTTTTTCATCCGTGTCGCAAAAGACAGAGCCAGGAAACGGCTCGCCCGTGGTGGTGAACTTCAGCGCGCCTATTCAGATTGATGAAAATACGATCCTGCGCCTGGAGGTTGACCCCAAGGGAAGCGGGTCGGCAGTAGAGACAAACGCCTTTATGTGGGGCTTCACTTCCTGATGGGGAAGAACAGCGGAAAAAACAACAACGATCAACCCATCCCGGCGAACAATCCCAGCGACCAGGCCGCCGCGCCCGGGGAGTCGCTGACCGCCGACCTGGAGGCGATGACCGCGAACGGCGACCTACCCAGCGTGGACAAGCCCATCCGCATACCACGCAGGAAGGGCCGCCCCCTGGTGAAGAATCCAACCCTCGACCCGGAGATGACCGCCCGGGCGGCGGCGGCTGTCGAGCTTCGCCTGCGTGGACATACCTACCAGCACATCGCCGATGCCCTGGGCTGGAAGCGGCACACCTCGCCCCGGGCGGTCGTCCAGCGCGCCCTGCGTAACATGCTCCAGGAACCATGCGACGAACTGCGCCAGGTCGAGGCGTGGCGGCTCGACCGCCTGGCCTCGCACCTGTGGCCGACCGATGACGACCTGGAGCCAGCGGCCCCTTGCGAGTCGATCCAGGACGAGGAGGAACGGATCAACGACCAGGACCGCCGGGAGTCGGCCCGCGTGAAGCGGCTGAACTCGAAGATCGACCGACTACTCAAGATCATGGAGCGCCGCGCCCGGCTGATGGGCATCGATGTCCCCGTGGTCCATAAGCTCGAAGCCAACATAGAAACCCCATCAACAAATGGAAACATCAACACCGTTATCCTCGACGACACCGGGGAGCGCGCCCGATACCTTGACGCGCTCCGACTGGTTACGACTGGCGGCGGAAACCCCGGCGGGCCTGGCGATGCTTTGCACGAACAACCGCTGGACCCTGGCTCCGCATCTGCGCCTGCTGACTGAGCGCCTGATGGATGTCGCCACGGGCAAGACCCAGCGGCTGATCGTGTCGATGCCCCCGGGCCACGGGAAGTCCACCCTTGTCTCGCATTACTTCCCGACCTGGTGTCTGGGCCGCTTTCCCGACGAATCCATCCTGTTGACCAGCTACGAGTCGAACTTCGCGGCGGGCTGGGGTCGCCAATGCCGGGACACCCTGGCGATGTACGGCCCCCAGGTGTTCGGCGTACAGCCTGACCCGCGAGTCCGCCGGGCCGACTGGTGGGAGATCCAAGGGACGACCGGGAAGCTGCTTTCCCAGGGAATGGCATCAGCTATAACCGGGAAGCGCTTTTCGCTTGCCGTCATCGACGATCCGGTCAAGAACTCACAAGAGGCCATGAGTCCCACGCTACGGGCGAAGCATTGGGACTGGTTCGCCTCCACGCTGTACACCCGCCTTGAACCCGGCGGACGAGTCATCATCGTCATGACGCGCTGGCACGAGGACGACCTGGCGGGCCGCCTGATCGCCGAGGCCCGGGACGGCGGGGAGCCGTGGGAGATCATCAACCTGCCCGCCCTGGCCGGGGCGGACGACCCGCTGGACCGCAAGCCCGGCGCGGCGCTATGGCCCGAACGCTACAGCGCCGAAGCCCTGGAACGAACCCGGGGGGTCGTCGGGTCGTATTGGTTTAATGCGATGTACCAGGGCAGGCCGACAGCGCCCGGGGGCGAGGTGCTTAAAAGCGACTGGTTCAGGTACTGGCGCTGGGCGGACCCCGGGGAGACAACCATCGAGCTTCGCGGCGGGGGCCTGGCGCTCGATGTCCCGGCGGACGGCGGCTTGGTGTTCCAGACTATCGACCTGGCGGCCAGCTTGAAGTCGAGCGCAGATTACAGCGTGATCCAAACATGGATGAGACTAGCCGCCGACAAATCGTACCATTTTTTGATGCTTGACCAGGTACGGCGCAGAATGGACGGCCCGGACCTCATCGCAACTGTCGAGGCGGGGGTCGCCAAGTGGAAGCCCCGCATCGTCGGGGTCGAGTCGTCCGGGTTCCAGCTTGCGATCTGCCAGATGCTCAAGAAAAAGGGCATCCCCGTCCGAGAAATCCGCCCAGACCGCGACAAATTGAGCCGCGCCCTGGCCGCAACACCCGCGATGGAATCGGGCCGCGTATGGTTCCCGGCTGTCGCCCCGTGGCGCGCCGACCTCGAAGCGGAGCTTTTAGCCTTCCCCAACGCCGCGCACGACGACCAGGTCGATGCCCTGTCTATGGCCATCGGCGGCTTTGTGAAACTTCCATCATCGACATTCACCGCCGCGCCCGTTACAATTTCAAGCCTACCCGTCCACAGGAGGGCATCGCGAATCCTAGATATAGCGAAGCCCTCCGACTACGGCGGGCAGCCTTCGACAATCAAGGAATCAGATGGCGGCGTGTACCTGGAGGAAGATTAACCGATGACGATCATGTTAACCGGGACATCCCCGAACGCGGAACTCTACAGCCGCGCCCTGTCGAACGCTTACCGCTGGTATTACCGCCTCATCGATCCCGACTGGTCCATCGAACAAGACCCGGAGATATGGATCAAGAAAGCCTGGCGCGACCCGGTCCTGGCCCAGGCCATGCAGACGCGGATGCACATGGTAGCGGGCCGCGAGTGGCAGATCCAGCCAGGCCGCAGGAACCCCAGCCCGGACGACACCCGGGCGGCGGATGTCGTGGCCGATGCCTTCGCCCGCATCGCCAAGTTCAGCGAGGCCCGCGCCCTGCTTGCAACCTCCGTCCTGCGCGGCTCCGCCTACGCCTTCACCGAGGGAACCCGCGAGACTGTAACCCTGGCGGGCCTCCGTGGTAACTGGTGGACCCCGCGCAAGCTGCGGAACATATCAAAACAGCGATTTATTTACACACCCGAAACGATCACCCACGAAGATGGCCGCCGATCCATCGAGGTCCAGACAAGGTTCTACCCCCTCATGGACCCGTGGCCCGTGGTAATCCCCCAGGAGTTCGCCGAACGGCTCATCAAGGTGATCTATTTAGACGAGGAGGACAGGCTTACAGGCATCGGCGGTCGCCCCCTGCTCGAATCTGTCTATTTTATGTTCTGGTGCAAAGCCGAAGTTATGAAATCGGGCCTCCAGACCCTGGAGAAATGGGCGGGCGGTATGCTCATCGGTAAAACCGACCTCAACGCCCAGCCGGGCGAGATGGGCCGCGACTCCGACAGCGTGAGGGACAAGATGCTCACTACCCTGGAGAGTATGCGGGGCCGTCATGTCGGCGTGGTGGATAAAGAGGACGAGATCGAACACATCGACGGCGGCGCGTCGAATTCTGTATTCCTGGAGTTCCTGCAATACATGGACGACAAGATCGTGGGCCTGATCCTGGGGTCTGTCTTGCCCTTCGGCCAGGGCGGGGATGGTTCGGGATCATACGCCCGGGCCGTGGAGGAAAGAGCCGTTTCTGATCTCATCCTCGACTTCGACAAACAGAACATCAGCGAGGCGATCACGGACACGGTCATCCGCCTGTTCTGGAAAAACAACCGCCCGCAGCTTGCAGCGGCTGGCCTGGCGGACGCGGCGATGCCTCAGTTCTCGATCCTACCCGAACGCCGCGACGACTTCGCGGCCAACGCGCAGATCCTCAGCCAGGCCATCAACAGCGGGATGCCGATCAAGGCGGCGGAAGCTTACGAGAAACTGGGCCTGACCCAGCCAACGCAGGAAGAAATAGACGCAGGCGAGGTGATCGAGAAGGAGGAGCCAGCGGGCGGCGGCTTCCCGTTCCGCGAGTCCCCCGGCGCGAAGTTCGCGGGAAAAGGCGACCAGGGCATCAACAAAGACATCGCATCGCATTGGGCGGGCGGGAAGGTAACGGGCGTATTTGCCCCGCCCCCGACCTGGAAGGAAACCGAAAGCGCCCTGGACGCGGCCATCTGGCTTAACCAGACGATGGCAAACTCGCAATATGCGAACCCGTCCCGCGACTGGCTGGAGGAACACGCGCCGGGCCTGGCGGAAATGCTCGACGATGCAGGCGTTAAAACGACCCGCAGCCAGAAGGGGCAGGAATACTACCCGGAGAGATCCCTGGGCGCGTGGAGCCGGCAGGTAAAAGGCGAGGCGGAAGCCGCAGCGGAAGCCGAGGGCGCGTACACAGGCAGCGACGACGACCTGGAGAAAGACATCGCCGAGGCGGATGCGGCCTTTGCAAAGGCTGAAAAGGAGTGGGACGAGTTACTGGACAAAGGAGAAACGGATGACGACATAAGAGATGCGGCCCTGTCTAAGTTAGAGGCCGCCGAGGAGCGGGCGGGATACTTGCAGGATGTCAAGGCGGGATGGATGCCCAGGAAGCAGGCCGACACCCCCGCCGCCGAAGCCCCCAGCGGCCCCCGCAAACGCTGCCCGGACGGAGAACACAAAGACGAGGATGGACAATGCCGCCCCGTAACCTGATCCCCCTGTTATTCCTGGCTGTGATGGCGACCTCCTGCGCGTCCCTTTTCGAGAAGGGACCGGACGGCGAGGCAGCGCCCATCGAGGCGTTCGCGCAGCCAGCCATCGAAACCCTGGCCGAACATGCCCCGGCGAACCCGACGAACGGGGGCGCATGGATCATCGCAGGCGTGGCGGCCCTGGCCGCTGGCGCGTCCGCCGTGGCATCGAGCGCCGCAAACCGTGAGGACTCTTAATCATGTCTGGACTATTTGAAGCCCTGGGCGGGCGCAAAAATACGCTCGTCATCTTCGCCCTTGGATCTGTAACCCTGATGACGGCCCTGGGCCATCTCCCTGTGGATCATTTCATCGAGAGCCTGACCTGGCTCCTGGGCATCGGCGTGGGCGGCCACGCCATCGT